AGTTCTACGCTAGATATTAGCAGAGGTCTCATTCTAGCAAATAACATTGATATAAGTTCTACACTAACTATTAGTAGAGGTGTTATTAGGGCTAATAACATTGATATAAGTTCTACTTTAGATATTAGTAGAGGTCGCATTATTACCAATAACATTGACATAAGTTCTACATTAGATATTAGCAGAGGTCGTATATTTGCTAATAACATTGATATAAGTTCTACATTAGATATTAGCAGAGGTCGTATAATTGCCAATTTTATTGATATAAGTTCTACATTAGACATTAGTAGAGGTCGCATATTTGCCAATTACATTGATGTAAGTTCTGTATTGGATATTAGTAGGGGTCGCATTAGGGCTAATAACATTGATATAAGTTCTACATTAGACATTAGTAGAGGTCTCATTAAGGCTAATAACATTGAAATAAGTTCTACATTAGATATTAGCAAGGGGCTAATACTTGCTAACACAATAAGTGGGAGTGCTATTACAATTAATCTTAATGCTAATTCTAGTTCTAATATTATTAATATTATTACAGCTACTAATTCAAACACTAATGCTATTACTATTAATGGTGTAAGACTAGCAACTACACAACATATTAGAAATGTTATTCCATATGGAGTAATTATGGCTTATTATAGTACTCCAGCACCACCAGGGTGGGCAATATGTGATGGTTCTAATGGTACACCAGATTTAAGAGGTAAATTTATATTGGGTGGAGGTATCAAAGCAGGTGGAACAGGAGGTATAATTACATCAGATAATTCATTTATATATCATACGTTCTTGACTAATGGAACTTTTATCCCTACAGATATCTCTAGCGTTAATCTAATAGTTGTTGGAGGTGGCGGAAGTGGTGCGAGTTTGTTTACCACCAATAACTTTGGTGCTGCTGGAGGTAAAGGTGGTACAGTAATTCAGCGAAGTAACAACAGTGTTATAATGAACCAATCTTATATTGTTATTATTGGTTCTGGTGGTGAGCGAAGTAATAGTGGTAGTCCTGGTCATCAAAGTTCATTTGGTACTGTAACTGCTCTAGGGGGCAATAGAGCAATCATAAACCAGGTCAGCGACGGTACATCTGTAAATATATTTAATAGTAGTTATTTTATGGGTGGCGATGGTGGTGGCGTATATAATGATGATTTACCGCAGATAAATGGTGGTAAAGGTGGTGGTGGCGGTAGTGGCAATACAGCTAATAATCTGTATATGTCAGGTAAAGGTGGGTTGGGTGGAATCAATCCAGGTGGGGATGGGCAAACATCAATAGGTGGGAATGGTGGTCCTAATACTGGTGGTGGCGGTGGTGGTGTGTATTACAATATTGACTCTGGTAGCACTCCAGGTAACGGTGGTTCAGGTATTGTTATAGTCTATTACCCACATACAAGTATTGGAAGTAACGGCATTAATAGATTAACTCCTAGAGCAATCGGTGTGTTTGGTGGTGAGGAAAATGTAACTTTGAATATTAACAATATACCATCTCATAATCATAATTATAATTTTTCTGAGAGTGCCACAACAGGTGGGACTACTGCTATTTTTGTAGGCAATTATACTAATGTTTTTACTAATGGTGTTACAGCTAGTACTGGTTTAGGACGTCCACACAATAATATGCCCCCTTTTTACGTATTAGTATATATAATGAAAACAACTGATTATGATTTTTGTTATAATTATATTCCATAATTTCACCATAAATATACATGGCTCAAAATTTTAGCATTATAATAGCCTTGTGATTTTCTTTTTTCTAAACTAATTGCTTCACCTCTTTTTTTGGTTCCAGAATGTCTATTAAAATAATTGCGCATTCGTTTTCTATCATTATGATTTTTATGCGAATAATATTTAAGCGGAGTTCTATCTTTATATTGTTGATAATCTGATGCTCCAAAATGTATTTTGCGTATTTTTTGGGTTGTCTTATTTTGGATATATGCTGTGTATTTTTTTCCAGGCGGTCCTTTTTCAAATTTTATGATTTTTTCTTTCATATTATAATATTTTTATATATAATAAATATTATAGTATTATAGTATAATAGTAATATAAAAAATGATAAATATACCTATTAAATACTTACCTCATCGTCTTAATTTGAAAGATAAAAAACTACAAATTAAACAATTAAAAGCATCGCGTAACGCATATAAAAAGAAGCGCTATTTAACACGAAAAAATGTTGACTCATATAAATCCAAAAAATCGGCTCATATAGCAAAAGCGCAAAAGTTGTATAAACTAAAAAATATAGCAATAAATTCTGACTTAGTAAATGCAACAGGTTGTTCTAAAAATGCCTTATTACAAATTGTTAAAAAGGGTCGCGGCGCATATTATTCTTCTGGGTCACGTCCAAATCAAAGCGCACATAGTTGGGGTTATGCACGCTTAGCAAGTGCTATTAGTGGAGGCAAAGCAGCGGCAATAGATTATAAAATATTGGAACGTGGTTGTTCATCAAATTCAAAGGCACTAAAATTAGCGCTTAAAGCGAAAAATAATAGGACACGAAAAGTTCCAAAAATTAAATTAGTATAAGCTATTGTTATAACCTATAACAAGTTATAATACATAGATTTAGCTATTATATAACAGCCCACCAAACCCATTTTGAAAAATTAATAAATTGTATTTTTCTTCCATTATATACAAATTATAATAATATTTATAAATGTTTGTAGGGTCTTTTGACGTTGCTATTATTGCGTTTGTTTCTGGGTCACAAATAGTTGTAAACTCCACATTACTGCTATCTATTGGTGGATTAGCAAAATTATTATATTCAAATTCGATCGTTTTAAATTTATTTGTATTAAACGCACCATTTGGTTGTAATTTATAAGGGTCTGTTGTTAAAGCAAAATTGTAATAATATAAACCAACTTTTGAATTAGATCCATTTGACTTATTATATTTTTCTATTCTGCTAAATACGCTACTATCAAATGTTTGTTCTCTATATTTGCCGTCACATATTATACCAAAATTTTTCATAATCTCACATACATTAGTTTGTTCATAAACAGTTGGACTATACCCCGTATAATAAATATTTTTGGAAATATCACCAATATTATAAGTAAAATGAGGACTATAATATATATAATATAAGTCCGGTGTTGTGACTTTTTTCAAATCATTTGGAATACTATTTTCATAAGGCCAATTAGTATAATTAGACCATTCATTGCGCTCCTCAACATCACTTCTTTGAAAATACCACATCCAACTACTAATTAATCCATTTGATTCTAATTTAATTTTATTAGTCTTAATAACTTCTTTAAAACTATATTCTTTGACCTCTTTAATTAAATAATTTTGACTATTTTTGGCAAACATTTCTCGCTCGGCATTATCAAGAAAACATTGAGTACATAGCAAATGTATATTACTATTTATTCTATTTGTCAAATTAATATAACTGTCTCCAGATATATCTCTGTATGGCGGCGGATTTATAAATCGATTAAATTGATATTCTGTTGTTGTTTGAAGTGGGTGTATTTGAGGAATATTATTATAGTTAGTTATTTTGTAAGTATTTACACTCATATCGTATAATACATCTTTAATAGTAAACAACTCTTCTAACGGTCGCAATTTAAAATCAATAACCAAATTACTGTATTGTAAGCATATTAATGGAAATGACATAAAAGACGACATTGTAAACCAGCTGTTAATTGGTATATATAAATTATATTCTCTTATAGATGGTTCAATCCCGCTAATATCAGTGTTTGTTCCATTTATATTAAATGCATTAGGATAATTGTTGTTTCGATTATTGAAATTAGCCGGATCATTTAGTTCACTAATATTTCCTGTCATAATATCAAATAACTCTTTTTTATGAGAATCAAAATCACGCTCAACAACATTTTGCAAATAAGTACCGCTAAATTTTTGAATAGTTATTCCATCAATCATTATTTTAACTTCTTCCATTAATTGACATCCAATATGCTTAATCCATTTAAATTCGTATGGTCTATAAACAGCACTAATATCTCTATATTTATTATAGTAGTAAACTGGGCTCCATATTGCTGGTAATTTTAGCACTAAATAAGTATCCATCAATAAGTCACCATACCGTCCTATTTTAAAACTGAAAGTTGTCGATTTTGAAACTTCCAATTCTTTTTGTCCGACTTGGTCTATCCTAAATTTTTGTAACCCAAAATTAGTATATTTTGAATATGTGGATTTAAAGAAACTTTTAGTAGGATTACCTGTCAACATAACATTTTGGTCGCCAATAGCTATTAAGTTTAATAGTCCACCCGCCATAGTCTAATAATTTATATACTATAATAATTTTATACTAATATTAAAGTAATTAGTTAATTTGTTAATTTGTTAAAATAGTTAATTAATAAACTACTAAAGTATTTTAGTTAAAATTAAATGTTTTAATATATAAATATGGAGGAAAAAGATAAAAAAGGTAGTTTTTTTAAAGAGTTCAACAAGTTTTTTAAAGATTATTTTGGAAGTGACTCTAACAATAGTACTCCATCACTATATTTGTATATGACAATTAGTATTGTAATTTTAATATTGTTAATATTATTTGGTTGGATATATGATAGATTAGCATTAGAACAACGAACATGTGATAAATTAGAGAAATATTATAGGTCTAATATTGGAAAATCCTATTTTACAAGTGCTAATACTGTAGAAGCAAGTAGCGCAACGGATCTAACTACAACTAAATTTGATATATCTAATTCAATATTTAAAAATTATTATGTTAAAAGTGCTTATAATTGTTGTTGTGGTGATGGCTATAAAAATAATTTTGTTAATTTATGTGCTTTAGAAAAAACGATTTCTAATGGATGTCGATTTTTAGATTTTGAAATTTATTCATATAATAATAAACCAATAGTAGCTTCCTCCACTGCAAATAGCAACTTTATAAAAGAAACATATAACTCTTTAGATTTAGGTGATGTATTAAGTAGTGTTACAACACGAGCGTTTGATGCTATTCATACCAATTGTAGTCGCGATCCTTTGATTTTAAATTTTCGGGTTATGAGCACAAATTTGACAATGTTAGAAAAATTGGGTGCACTATTTGAACAATACTTAGATCTAGCTACTTCGGATAGTAACACTTTTCGCATAATGAAACAACATAATTATACGAATGGATCAATATTAAATGTCCAAATGAGAGATCTATATAAAACAATTATTGTTATATGTGATTTTTATCCATCAAATAATATAATAGAAACAAATAATGTATTAGCAAAATTGAAAACATATATTAATTTAAAGGGAAAAAGTGAATATTGTAAAACCTATAGATATACTGAAATTGCGGGAAAAACAGCTCAGTTCATAGATGAAACAAAAAGAAGTTTTGCTATTGTATTGCCTAATTTGAATAATTCTGTAAATAACAATGAGTTTGCGTCAGCATATGGTTTCGGTTGTAATGCTATAGCTATGAAATATCAAACCAAAGACGCAAATTTAGAAAGTTATATAGCACAATTTACAAATAAAGGAAACTATTCGTGGATTTTAAAACCTAATCATTTGATTGCGAATGTTCCAAGTAGTTTTCCTATTATTCCTTTTACAAGTCATACACCAATAGCAGATGCAGATCTTGATAGTACGTTACAAGCTCGTTTATCACAGGATTAATATAGAATAGAATTTTCTATTTTCTATTTTCTATTTTATGGAAAAATATTATAATAACACATTATATTATATAATATATTATATAATTTATTATGAAATCTTTTGAAGAAAAAGAATTAAAAATATTACGAAATGCTATTGATAGCGCTACTTATGAAGTAGGGAAAAAATTAGTTCAATCTGATACTATAAAAAAAATAATAGAAATATTAGAAGACTTTTTAAGAACACATAATACCCTATGTTATGGTGGTACAGCTGTAAATAATATATTACCAGAACAAGACCGATTTTATAACAAAGATATTGAAATACCTGACTATGATTTTTTTACGCCATTAGCAATGGAATATGCGACAAAGTTAACAAATATATATTATAAAGCTGGTTATGAGGAAGTAGAGGCAAAATCATCAGTTCACGCTGGAACATATAAAGTGTTTGTTAATTTTATTCCTATTGCTGACATAACCTATTTAGACAAAACATTGTTCAAAAACTTATTCAAAAAAGCTATTAAAATAAATGCTATAAATTATTGCCCTCCTAACTATTTGCGTATGGCTATGTATGTTGAATTATCAAGACCTATGGGCGATGTATCGCGGTGGGAAAAAATATTGAAACGCATTACTTTATTAAACAAAAATTATCCTTTAAAAGGAGAGCTTTGTAAATCTATAAAATTTCAGAGAGATTATGATGGTTCAGACAGCGACCGAGACAAACTTTATGAAGTTTGTAAAACATCATTTATTAATCAAGGATTAGTGTTTTTTGGTGGTTATGCCGCGTCACTTTATAGTCAATATATGCCCAAAAAAGAACGTGCACAAGTCAATACTATTCCTGATTTTGATATGTTGAGCGAAAACCCTATGTCAAGTGCGTTAATATTAAAAGAACAACTTAATTATGAAGGCTTTAAAAATGTTGTTATTAGAAAAAAGAAGCCTATTGGTGAATATGTAGACGACCATTGTGAAATAATTGTTAATAATGATGCAATTGCGTTTATTTACAAAACGGTTGCTTGTCATAGTTATAATGTATTAACACTACAAGGGCGCAAAATCAAAGTTGCCTCTATTGACACTATTTTGAGTTTTTACTTGATTTTTATTTATGCAAATAGACCTTATTATGATGAAAACCGACTATTGTGTCTTTCTGAATATTTGTTTAAAGTTCAAATCAAAAATCGTCTGGAACAAAGAGGGTTGTTAAAGCGATTTAGTGTAACGTGCTATGGCAAACAACAAACATTAGAAGATATACGCGAAGAAAAGGTGAAAATATACGATAAAGTTAAAAGCAATGAACTTTCGCGCAAATCCAGACTTTATAATATGAACTTTTTTAGATATATTCCAAAAGAGGGGTTTAAAAAAACTATTAAATATAAATTTACTAAGACAAAAGTGGGTAAAAGCCGATTAAGTAAGAGAAAGTGATGTTCTAAGTTTTTGTATTATTAATATATAGTTGTATATTTTTTATATATTAATAATATTTGGATTGGATTGGATTGGATTGGAATGGATTGTAGTGCCAAGCTAATTTTGAGAGCTATTTTCTAGTGATTCTATTCTTGCTATTAAACTATTTATAATTGTTTCTTGTGCTTTTACTTTTGTATGTAATTCTTTTATAGCAGCAAGTCCATATACAAAAATATTATTATAATTTACACCATATGGTTCTTTT